TGCTGGAAGCTATTAGAGAAAATACCTCTCTAAAAAAAATAGAGAAGAAAAAATCTGTCACTAATTCAGAATATTATCAAAGTATGAAGAAGAGAAATTCTGAATATAAAAAGAATCTTTATAAAAAATTAAAAGGCTCAAAAGATTGATGGCACTAGAAGACATAGAAGAATCACAGGAAACACCATTAGAATATCAGGCTTTCGCACTCTGCTTAAAAGAGCCAGGTGCGATTAGCTATTTTAATGAAAATCTTCCACATGATATTGTTGGAATGATTCATGGCGAAAAAGGTATTCATGAATTTTATAGTGCACTCCTTGGATTTCATACTGCAACAAATTTAGATATTGTAGATCCTATTGCATTTAAATCTTGGCTCTCTAGCGAGACTGACATATATGACGCTCTAGGAGGTATGTCTGGCGTTAATATAATGCTTGATTACATATTAAGTGTTAATCCATCTACAAAAGAATCTATAGCTGAACTTATTAAGCATAAAGCTAATAAACGTCGACAGATATTAAATTTGCAAGAGCTGCAAATCCTAATAAACAAAAAAGGTTTAAAATCTCAAGAGGATATAAATAGAATAAATGATTTAACATCTCTTATCAAAGACTTGGAAAATCAAATTAAGTATGATCCTTTTAGTAAACTTACTACAGCAAATGATATTCTCAATAGAGCTGATAGCTTATTGGATATTCCTGACTTTATTCCAACTCAATTCAAAGCCCTGAATAGGGCTATGGGCTACACAGATGAGGGAGGATTCTTCAAAGGTGCAGTTCATGCCATCATTGCTCCATCTGGAAAAGGTAAAAGCACCTTTGCTAAGTGTCTTGCAAATAATTGGCTAGATAATGGTTATAGGGTGTTATATGTTAACTTTGAAGAGGCCTTAGGTCATTGGGAGAGAATTCTCATGACACAAATTATCGGTGAGAATGTGTATTCAGAAGCAGATAAATGGACTAAAGAGAAAAAGGAATTCTATTTAAATAAATTTAAAGCTAAGCTAGAACAGTGGGGCGATAGATTAATGATCAGACACGACCCTGAAACTCCATACTTTGAAGACTTAGAGTTCTGGCTGCGGGACTTAATAGGTCATACTGGTGATATGCCTGATGTTGTAATAATCGATACCATTCAGTCTATGTTCACAAGAGGAAGCGGTAAAGGGAAACCTCGTTGGGGTGAATTTGAAGAGATGATGGTCAGACTAGAAAAACTTGCAAGAGATATGAACTGTGCATTAATTATAACTGCACAAGAAAACTCTAATAGAATGAAAGAAAAGAGAGAAGTAGTTCAACAGTCTGATACTGGCGGTTCATTGGCTATTCAGCAGAAGTGTGCCGTAACAATATTTATTACGGAAAAACGTCTTGCATCAAATGATGAAACAGAAGACGAAAATGTTATGCAGCTTCAAATACCAAAAAATAGAATTACTGGTTCAGCTTTTATGTATGATCCACCGCTCGTTAGATACAACGATGCAAAAAAAATATATGAAGATTATGAAGTAGTTAACGATGACTCTTATTATGAATCATCAGATCTTCAAGATCTACTAAATGGAGAGGGTTTTGACTGATGTTAGAATTATCAATAGAAGCAATTAAAGATTTTCAAACATGTGAAAGATTATATGATTTTAGGTATCGTGATAAACTTCCGGAAAAGATTTATTCTAGAGACATATACACAAACAAATTTGAATCAACCATTAAAAATATAATATATTTCTTTTGGTTTAAAAAACAGGCAGGCATTAGCCCCTCATATGCCTCACTGCTTAACAGATGGGAAAAATTATGGTTTCCTAAAAATATGGATCACTATGACATAATGACTGAGCAACATGAAAGTATGTATGGCAATGTTGCTAATCTAACTACAAAAGCAGCTGCTATTTTATTAAATTTTCATGAGACATATTCTGATGTTGATATGATTCCATTAGCTATATCTGAAGAGTTCGTTGCAGTATCAAACAAGCAGGTAAAAATAATAGACAAATTTGATTTGATAATTAGAAAAGATAATAGAAATTATGTTATTAAATTATTATTTAATTACAAGACAAATCATAGGCATATGTATCAGGTTGACTTTTCTGCAATGTATTCCGCTTTTAAATTAAGACATCCTGGTAGAATTGGCGAAACCCATTTTGGATATATAGATTTAATGTCGAACAATTTAGAGTTCATTGAGTATGAAATCTCTTCTGAAGATTTAGACTCTCTAGAATACTGGTGTGATACAATATATCAAAAAGAAATCTTTGTACCAAGAAGAGGTCTGACAGCATACTGCAAGAAGTGCCCATATGACACGCCTTGCTCAAAATGGATAGGATGGAAGTAATGGCTAAAAGTATTCTAGATGATATCTTAAAAGAAGATACAAGCACTGTTTTAAATCAGGAAGACGAATTTCTTTCTCCTCTTTTGGGTGAGATAGAGATGATAGAAGATGAAGGAATTAAATCATTTGTTAGATCAATTCTTTTAAAGGCTAGTACTTTTTGGGAAATACCATCAAGCTTTTCTGGTAGGTATCATCCTCAAGATGAGCATGGTCCTGGCGGTAATGTGCTACACACTAAGCGAGTTGTTAGGGTCGCTTCTTTTATAGCTGATTCTTATTCTTTGGGAGAAGAAGAGCGAGACTTAGTAATCGCTGCCTGTCTGTTGCATGACGTAACAAAGGGCATACCATCAGAAGAAAGCGGCATGTTTCATTATGATCCAATGCATCCATATACAGTCAATAAGTTTGTAACTGACTGTATTAATTACGATAAAGAGTATGCAAACGATAGTCATTCTTCTACATTATTTATTGGAGAGGAAACACTACACAGTATCCTTAGGTTAGTTAGATGTCATCTAGGCCCTTGGTCTCCTGTTCCTGAAACTTATCCAATTACTTATATGGATTATATAGTTCACCTAGCAGACAATATTGCTAGTAAGATTCATCTTATCATAGAGGATAGTGAACTAATGAATGACAAATGGACTAATGAATAATCGAATACCAAAAAGAATTTATATAATATCTAAGTTAGATGATATTATCAAAGAATCTGTTTATTATAGAAATAATTCTTTTAACATCAAAGAAGAAAATAGAATTCCAATAGCAAACGTTAACAGCAAAGAATCTAAAGCAAAGATACTATGATTATTCCCAAAGATCCAAATAAGTTTCTTTCATCTTGGAAGTATTTAGAAACAGCTAAGTACATAACCAATCTAGATAGAGTCATCCGTCAGAAAAATGGTGATGATCCTCTATTTATCCAAGTGGATGATATAGAAAAATTTAGAGATGAAAATAATAATACCGGTTTGTATACATCTATTTGGTATTATAATTCAACTGATATAAACGAAGCTATTCGTTTAGGTTCATTATATTTCGATTTAGATAATAAAGATTCAGATATTGCGTACAATGAGTGTGTGTCTCTTTATGAGTACTTGCTAAAATTTATACCAGAATTAAGTATTCTAGTTTATTTCACTGGAAAAAAAGGCTTTCATATAGAATGTGAAGCTATTTCATTAGGAATAAATCCATCTAATAATTTACCTAATATCTTTAGATTTATTGCATCTTCTATTAAAGAAAAGCTTAAGCTAGAATCTTTAGATTTTAGTGTTTATGATGCAAGAAGAATGTGGAGACTTGAAGGCAGCATGCATCAAGCAACTGGATTATATAAAAATCTAATCCCTCCTGACATTCTTTTATCTGGAATGGACGCAATCAAATATTTCTGTAGAGAGCGTGTTATTAGCATTATTCCGGAACCTGAGTTTAACGCAAAAGCTAATCAGTGGTTTAGAGATTTTACCTATGATATGGAAATAGAAAAAGAAAAGTCAAAAGATTTTATTGGATACTTTAATAAGTATGGTTCAACAGCTTTTAAGCAGATTGAAACAAAACACAAAGAATTCACTCCAGACAGATTGCTTGACGGTTGCAAGGCTGTTGCTAGATTAAGACAACAGGCAATAGAAAAAAAATATTTAGAACATGAGGCTAGATTATTTCTTTGTTCTATTTTAACCTATAACGAAGATTCAATAAAGTTTTTACATAGTATTCTAAGTAACTGTGAAGATTATAACGTAGAAAAAACAAATAGTCATATTAATGACTGGATTAAAAGAAGAGAATTGGGTATTGGTGGTAGACCATATACCTGCGAAAGAGCCAACTCAGCTGGTGTCGGATGTGGGGAATGTTCTTTGGAAAAAAGAAATAAATGGATTAAAATAGGAGATAGATATGTTGAGACTCAAGAACAGTCTTCTCCATCACCAATTAGATTCGGATACAAAATAGTAGATAAAGGAGGTGAACATGCCTGAAGTAACAGACCCAGATGATGTTGTAGGAGTCTGCTCTGAATGTAAGTCAGATCAGCCAGATTCATACATGATGAACAACCCATTCGCTCAAGCTGGCCAGCCAGCATCCTGTAAGTATTGTGGTGGGGTTGTAATAATAGTTTATAGAGAACTACGCGATAGATCTTTGGATCAATCAGATAAGAGTAGAGGAATTTGATGAACAATTGGACCAATCTCCATAACCATACTGTATTTTCAATGTTAGATGGTCATGGTGACATTGAAGAATATTTAACTAGAGCTAAGTCATTAGGCATGAAGGGTCTAGCCACGACTGATCATGGAAACATTCATTCGTGGTTAGACTTCTATGATGCTGGCACATCAATTGGTGTAAAGCCAATTCTTGGTTCAGAATTCTATCAAGCTAGAAAATCTAGATTTGATAGAGATGAGGAAGAAAGATCTGGTCCATCAAAAAATGAATGGGAACAGAGAGGCCCATATCATATAACTATACTCGCTAAAAATAAGATAGGTTATAAAAATATAATCAAAATGTCTTCAAGATCTTTTCTTGAAGGATACTATGTAAAACCTAGAATTGATCATCAATTAATTTCTGAGCACTCTGATGGTATCATAGTTCTTTCAGGCTGTCTTAATAGTGAAGTTTGTCAAGCCCTCTTAAGAGATGATTATAGTTTTGCACTTTCCGCAGCGAAGAAGATGCAAGATATTGTCGGCAAAGAAAACTATTTTATAGAAGTGCAAGATCATGGGCTAGGGGAGCAGAAAAAGGTATTCAATCAGTTAGTTAAAATAGCAGAAACAATAGGTGCTAAAGTAGTGCCTAGTGGAGACTGCCACTATGTGCATAAATGCGATGCTAGAGCCCATGACATCATGTTATGTGTAGCAACTAACGCTAATATTCATACACCTAATAGGTTTTCATTTAGTGGTGAAGAATTTTATCTTCAATCATATGATGAAATGTCTTCTAAGTTTAACCCTGAGTGGTTAAAGAATAGTATGGATGTTTGTGATATGGTTGATTTAAATTTATCTTTTGGAGATATCCATTT